CATCTGACGCTGCCGACGAAGAGGATAGTGTAGATCTCGGTGGTCGCCGTATCATTAAAAAAGCAGCGGTGGCTATCAGTAAGCGGCTTCGTCACGAGGTCATGCGGCGCGACGACTTCCAATGCGTCTACTGCGGCGCACGCCCCGCGCAGGCCAGCCTCCACGTCGACCACATCATGCCGACCAGCCTCGGCGGCAGCGACGACGCATCCAACCTCGCGACGAGCTGCCGGGACTGCAACAACGGCAAGGCATCCATCGCGCCCGACGCCCCGACCGTGGCAGCGATCGACGAGCGGAACCTGCGCTGGCGAGCCGCCCTCGCGCAAGCCGCAGCCGAAAGCCTGGACGTCTCACCGGAACTAGAGGAGTGCATGGCCGGCGTTCAGGAGGTGTTCGGCGAGTGGTTCACGGTCGGCCCAAGCGAACGCGACCGGATCAAGGAGTTCCTACGCGACGGCCTCCCCGCAGCCGTCATCATCGACGCCGCCCACATCGCCAGGCGCGGGGCCAACATCCCCAACGGCATGTTCTCCTACCTCGTCGGCGTGTGCCGAAACAAGCTGCGGGACATACAGATGCGCGCAGCGGAGATCATGGGCGCTGCGGAGGACGACGACTGATGGCGCGCCTCTATGTCCCTCTCGACGCCTCGTTCCCCGACGACGACAAGATCGTCGAAGCCGGCGAGCGCGCCGGCTGGCTCTACATCCACATGCTGTGCAAGTGCAAGTCGATCGACACCGACGGCGTGCTCACGAAGGCGCAGATCGCCAAGCTCGGCGTCCCCGGATGGCAGCCCCGGCTCGCGGCCCTCATCAAGGTCCACGCGGTCATCGAGAGCACTGAGACACCGGGCGCCTACGAGATCCCGGCGTGGCTCGGATGGAACAAGTCGCGGCAGCAGCGAGCCGACGACCGGGCGAAGGACAGGACCCGGAAAGCCGACAAGAAGGCGGTGGAATCCAATGGATAGACGCGCACCGTTCCGCCCGGATTCCGTTTGGAATCCGCCGGATTCCGCTCTAATTGCATTGCAAGCAGTGCATTGCAAGCAGTGCATTGCAAGCAGTGCATCAAGAACGGTCGGTCACTACCACAGCCACCACCAAGGTCCTAACCGGCCGGCGCCCCGAAACGACGGGATTTGGCCGTGGATGTGAACTCGATCGGGCAGATGCACGTCCGTCTGAGCGCCTACCTACCCCGTGACCTCGCCCAATCCGTCCACCCGAACGCCGTCATGTCCGCGTTGACGCTGGCCTGGCAGCACGGATGGCGAGACCCCGAATGGCTGGCGAACTACGCGCTGGAGGGCACCGGGCATCCGTCGGTGCGTGACGCCGCCGGGGTGTTCCTGTCCCGGTTGCGGGAGATCGCTGGGACGGACTGCCCGCGCATGGAGACCCCAACCCCGCCGCGGGAGCTGGACCGTGCACCGGGCTGGAATCCGCCAGCGACCGAATCCCAGCGTGCGCACTGGCTCGACGTGGCGCGTGCCGGCCTGGTCGCGGCGAGGACCGGGCAGCAGGCGCCGTCATGGGTACCGGACGCGGACGACCCGTGGGAGGTCGGGGCATGAGGCGGCAGATCGCAGCGCGCGAGGCGTTCGCGTTGTGCGCCGCTGGTGGCCTCAGTCCGGACGACGTGTTTCACATCGAGGTCGACGCCGCCGAGTGGACTGTCACGTTCGGGGTCGTCATGCGGAACTCCCTTGGAGAGTTGTTCCTCGCCGCTGGCGAGATCGCCACGAAGACCGTGATCCGGGACATCACCTACAGCGAGCCGGAGTACCAGATATGACCACACCCCACGACGCCCTGTGCCCGCGGGCCGACATCGGGTACCTGCCGAACGTCGCGTGCTGGTGCGACGAGATCGCCAAGGTCCGGGCGGACGAACGGGGACGGGTGGTTGAGCGGGTGCTGCTGGTGTACGGACCCAACGCCTCGCCCGCGGTCGATACGCCCGCACCGAAGCTCACGGCCACCATCGCCGCGATCAGGGACGACCGCCTCATCGCCCAGGAATTCCCCTTCCCGGCCCCTGAGCGGGCCGTAGAGCGATCCAACCCGCCGACCCGGCGTATACGGACCCCGAGCGATTCTGAGCCGTCTACGGAGGTCAACCGGTGACCGACCACCTGCCGGAGTGCCTGCACAGTCGGCCATGCGAGCGCGCGGTCCGTGGCACGGGCGACCGCCATGTCGTGAGCGGCGGCCGGTGCGACAACTGCGACGACCCCTGCATCTGCGATCGCTTGCGCGCGTGCACGGTGCGGGTGCTGGGGGAGGTTCGGGAGGCGATCTACGAGTCAGATCACGGCGACGAGCTGATCGTCATCAATCGACTCATCGACGACGCAACACAGGAGGCACTGTGACGACCACGTGCCCCTTCCCGCCCCATCCGACCGTGCCAGGGCTGCGAAACCGGGTCGGGTGGCACTCGGATACCCCCCGAGATTCTGAGCCCGCAAATCGCGTTACACGGGAGGCCCCGTGATCTGCCGGCACTGCGACACCGACGTCGAACGGGACGAACTGGCCGGGCATCTGGTCGGGGTGCACGGGGTCCGACTGTGCGTGTTGTGCGCGCGGCGAGGGCGAGCCACCGAGGTCGAGGCGGGGCACTGCTGCGCGGTGTGTCGGGTGCGGCTGGACGACCTTCTCGTGGCGATCGTCCGGCTCTCCGGTGAGGCCGTCTACTGGATCGAGCCCACCCGCGGCGAAGGCACAGCGGGTCGATCCGTGCCCGGCTCGCGACCACCCATCAACGTCGAAGCACTCGACGCCGAACGCGCCGACGCGCCCGTGTTCAAGGGCCAGCAGGAGCCGCCGACCGTCGTCGTGCTGCTCGGCCTGTGGGAGCGCATGATCCGCGAGGAACGCGGCATGACCGAGCCGACCGACCCCGCCGTTCTGACCACCGTGGTGCCGTTCCTGCGTGGCGAACTCGACTGGATCACCACGACGCCCACGTTCCCGCTGGAGGACTTCGCCGACGAGGTCGAGGACGCTGCACGACCGCTGTGGCGATGGGACACCCAAGCCGAGGAACGCCAGCCCGCCAGCGTCGTCGAGTGCCCCACCCTGCGCGACAACGGCCAGGCGTGCGGCAAGCGGCTCACCGTCCGACAGTGGACTGTCGAGCACGGCCAGGTCGCCGAACCCATCCGCTGCCCGCGCTGCGGAGTCACCCGTGAGCCCGCGCAGCTCGTCAACGCCGTCGGGATCGACGACGCCTACGTGCCCGCTGGACTCGCCGCCGAGCACCTTGGCATCGCCGCGAGCACGATCCGTCAGTGGGCTGCTGACGGACATGTGCGCCGTGATGGAAGCCGCTACCGCTACGGCGACATCCGGGAACGGCAGGCCGAGCGTCGGACGCGCCGAGGGGCCGGATAGTGGACGATTCCCCCTAGCCGCGCTACCGTGTGGTTGGATCGATTGACGTGTGAGAAGCCCCGGCCGATGGTCGGGGCGTTCGTGTGTCCGGGGCGGTGCGATGGCCTGGACCGGACGACGAGCACAGGAAGCCGTCGCCTGGTGTAAAGCCAACCTCGGCTACACCTGCTGGCTCTGCGGCCACGAGATACCCGAATGGGACTACACCGTCGACCACGTCATCGAACGCAAACGCCGCCCCGACCTCGAATGGGTCAAAACCAACTGGCGACCCGCACACGGCAGGAAGCACCCCGAGTGGGGCTGCCCTGGGAACTACGGGCGGTCCGGACGGCGGACCCACCCACGACCCGCACCCGTAGCCCTGCCCGGCTGGTAGGGGGGTGGGGGGTCGGATCGCGGAATTGGCGCTCGGACACTCCGTCGCCCGTGTCCGGCATCTCTCTCCGCGCCCCGAAGGTACCGATACGCCGGGGGGAGGTCCTCCGATGCGCGCGACGTGCACGACCTGCGGTGAGGCGTTTGAGGCTAAGACTCCCCGGGCGCGGTACTGCTCTGGTCGGTGCAAGAAGCGCGCAGCCGACCAGCGTGCGCGCGGCGGGGACGTTGTCCAGCTTCACGCCACCAACGCCGCCCCAGCCGCTGATCCTGATCGCGCGAATGAGCCGGAATTCGGACTGAACGTCCGCTCTCTGATGGCCGCGTTCACGTTGGACGACCTCGCGACGCCGATCGGGACGCTGGCAGTCCACCTGGCGAATGACGTGGACCGGACGACGCCGCGCGTGCCGGTGCCGGGGTACGCCGCGCTCGTCGCCCGCTACCAGGCGGCCTATGCGGACCTGGTCGCCCTGGCGAAACCGAAGGCTGCCACGCCCCTGACTCTGCTGCGGGAGCGCCGTGACAACGACCGAGCTGCTAGCGCCGGCTGACTGTCCGCCGACGACGTTCTACGTTCCTGACGGGGCGCGGTTCACGCTGGCTGATGAGGTCGCTGACCTCATGGTGGCAGTCGGGTACGACGTCGCGGAACCAGAGGTTGCCGCTCTTCGCGCGCTCGCTCCGCAGCAGGCGAACGGCGACTGGATCGGCCTGGAGTCGGGGATCGTCGCGCCGCGGCAGAACTTGAAGACGGCGTGCATGATCGGGCTCGCCTTGCATGACCTGTTCGTTCAGCAGGTTGAGCGGGTCGTGTGGACGGCGCACGAGTTCAAGACGAGCACGGATGCGTTCAAGGACATTCGCGCGATCGTCGAGGGCACCGACTGGCTCACAGCTGAGGTCAAGCGCATCAGGATCTCGAACGGCAAGGAGGGCATCGACCTCCACTCTGGCGGCCGGCTGGATGTGATCGCGCGGACGGGCAAGTCCGGTCGTGGCATGACGGCGCCCCGGCTGTACATGGACGAGGCGATGTACACCGAGCCATCGATGATGGGCGCTCTCGTCCCGGTCATGTCGGCCCGCCCGAACGCGCACATCGTCTACGGCTCATCGCCGGGCGTCCCGGCGTCGGTGGTGCTTCGCGGCTTGCGTAAGCGCGGGCGTTCGGGTGTTGATCCGAACCTGGGGTGGATCGAGTGGTCCCAGGAGCAGGGCGAGTGCGAGCAAGGCGTCGAGTGTGGGCACGAACCGGGGACGCCCGGTTGCTGGCTCGACGATCTCGCGGCGGTGATGCGGGTCAACCCGGCGGCGGGTCGGCGGATCACGCTGGACTTCCTGGAGCAGGAGCGCCGCACTCTCGCCGCCGTCCCGGTCGAGTACCTGCGGGAACGTATGGGCGTCTGGGAGGACGGGGCTGGGGACGAGTCGGATGACCCGCCCTACCCGGTGGACAGGTTCGAGTCGCTAGTCGATGACTCCGCTCAGCCCGCGTCGGACGCTCCGATCGCGTGGGCGATCGACGTGTCGTGGGATCGGCGGTCGGCGTGGATCGCCAAGGCTGCGCGTGGCACCGACGACGTACCGCTCGCCCGTGTCGCGTTCATGCCGATGTCACCGCATGAGGTCGTTGACTTCGCGGCGGCCGAGATCCGCAAGAGCCCAGCGTTGGGTGTTGCCGTGCAGGCGACGGCCGGCTCTCCGTCCAGCTCGATCATCGACGCGCTACGGAAGGCGATCGACGGGCATTGCGAGGTCGTGGAGATGTCTGGCGCCGACTGCACGGTCGCGTGCGGCGTGGCGTTCGACGCCATCTCGGGCGGGTCAGTACGGAGGGCTACCGACCCACTGCTGTCGGCCGCGAATCGGCGCGGCGTGAAGCGCGTTCTCAGCGGGGCGGCGTGGGTGATTGACCGTAAGGCGTCGCCGGTCGATGTCGCGAACCTCGCCGCCTGGACTGACGCCCTGTGGCTGCTGCTGACCCAGCCCGAACAGGGGGAGCCGGGGGTGTGGTTCCTGTGACCCGTCCCTACGCCATCTGGTCACCCCCGTGGGATCACAAGGTCGGCGGCATTCGGGCGCTGTACAAGCTCGTGGAGGAGTTGCAGGCGCGTGGCTTGGACGCGACGGTCGCCTCTGGAGGCGCCGACCCGGAGGCGATCGTCGTCTATCCGGAGATCGTGCAGGACAACCCGTTGCGGGCTGAGCGGATCGTGCGGTGGCGGTTGGCGCCGGCCGATGTGCCGGCCGACGGGTACACGGTCGACTGGCTGGACTATGGCGCCGGTAACCCGGTGTTGACGCTGGACTTGATCGACGCGGAGCTGTTCGCGCGCCGGCCGAACCCGTACCGCTCGGGCGTCGCGCTGTGGGTGCACAAGGGTCGCGCCGACCTGGACCTGATCCCGCCGGGCGCCGTGCAGATCACGTCAACGACGCCGGAGACGCGCGAGGGTGTCGCGGACCTGCTGGCCCGGTCGGAGTACCTGCTGTCGTTCGACGAGTTCTCGACCGTCAACCTCGAGGCGATCCTCCTCGGCACGCCGGTCCTGCTGTATCCGACGGTGCGGTTCACGCGTGAGGAACTGCTGGCGCAGGGTTGGCCGCACTACGGCGTGGCGTGGTCGCCGGATCAACTGGACTCGGCCCGTCAGTGCACGACGTTGGCGTGGGACTGGTACCGCGGCGAGCAGGTCCGGTTCGCGGGCATGGTCGAGGCGTTCATCCGCGAGACACAGGCGAGATGGCCGTCGTCTGGGTGACTGTCCCGACGGCGGGACGCGACACGCTGACCGCCGCGATCGACTCCACGGGCATTCCCCGCGACCGGACCGTGATCGTCGCGACTGCACCCGACGCGATCCGCCCTGAGGGCTGCCACGTCGTCGAGGACTTCGGCGAGATCAACATTCACCGCTGGTGGAACGCGGGGCTGGACTACGCGCAGGCGCACGGTGCGACGCACGTCCTCGTCATCAACGATGACGTGCTGCTCGACGAGACGACGGTGCCGGCCCTGCTGGACGGCATGGAAGGTCGCGCCGCTATCGGGTCGCCAGGAGCTGGCGGGATCTACGAAGGCGACCTGCCCGAGTGGCGGGTGATGAACGGCGCGTGCTGGCTCCTGGACCTCGCGACGGGCCTGCGCGCGGATGAGCAATACCGCTGGTGGTACGGCGACAACGACCTCGACTGGCGGGCTCGCACGGAGCACGGGGGAGTCGCTTCGGTGCGGTGCTTCTTTCAGCACGTCCACGCGAACGAACTGACCGCCGCATCCCCCGAGTTGATGCGGATCACCGAGGACGACAACCGGACGTGGCTGGAGGGCAGGGCGTGAATCGGCTTGCACTCATCGGTCTAGCGGTCGCGGTGCTGCTGGTCCTCACCGGGCTCATCGTCGCGTACTGGCCGGCGGCCCTGGTTGTCGCCGGCCTCGGGCTCGGAGCGGTGTGCCTCCTCGCGGACGACGGCAGGGAGCGGGAGGGCACTGACACATGAGGCTCCTGGACCGGTTGTTCGGCGGGTTCAACGGTGGACCGCCCACGTCGATCCCCATGCAGTCGGTCGGCCTGATGACGTCGTACTCGTCGGGCGACATCGAGAAGATCAGCCCCGACTTTCAGGCGTACTGCGAGCAGGCTTACGCGAGCAACGGCATCGTGTTCGCCGTCCAGTTGGCGCGGAGTTCGCTGTTCTCGGAGGCGCGGTTCAAGTTCCGCGCCCTGAGTGACAAGCACCTGTTCGGTAGCCCGGCCCTGTCGCTACTGGAACGTCCGTGGCCGGGCGGGACGACGGGCGAACTGCTGGCCCGGATGGACCAGCACGCTTCCCTCGCGGGCCAGTCGTTCACCCGGAACGCGGGCGACCGGCTGGAGCAACTGCGGCCGGACCGGGTGGCGCGCATCCTGGGCGAGTTCGATGACGGCTCCTACGAGATCGCGGGCTACGGCTACGACCGTGAGGGTGTCGGCGACTTCCTGTCCGAGGTGTACCCGGCGAGCGAGGTCGCGGACTGGACCCCGATCCCCGACCCGCTGTCTCAGTTCCGGGGCATGTCGTGGCTGACGCCCGTGGTGCGGGAGATCGAGTCCGACATCGCGATGACGACGCACAAGAGCAAGTTCTTCGATAACGCGGCGACCCCGAACCTGCTCGTCAAGTTGCCCTTCGAGCTCAAGAGTGACCAGCTCGACCGGTACCGCGACCGGCTGGCGGCGCGTAACGGCGGCGTGCAGAACGCGTGGAAGTCGATGGTCCTGGACCGGGGCGCGGACGCGACGGTCATCGGCCAGAACTTCGAGGAGATGGCTTTCACCGCTGTGCAGGCGGCGGGCGAGAATCGCATCGCGGCGGCGGCCGGCGTGCCGGGCATCGTCGTTGGGCTCAAGGAAGGTCTCGAGGCGGCGACGTACTCGAACTACGTGCAGGCGATGCGCCGGTTCGTAGACATCACGATGCGCCCGAACTGGCGGTCGGCGTGCGCGGCGTTGGCGAAGTTGATAGCCGTTCCGGCGGACGCCGAGCTCTGGTATGACACCGTCGACATTGCTGCCCTCCAGGAGGGCGAGAAGGAGCGCGCAGAGACGTCCCAGGTCGACGCTCTGACGCTTGGTGAGTTGATCCGCACGGGCTGGACGCCAGCGTCCGCTCAGGCCGCCGTCGTCGCCAACGACATGTCTCTCCTGGTCCACACGGGAGCGATCCCGACGGCCCTGTACCCCGATGGCAAGGCCCCCGCTACCCCGGCACGGTCGATCGCACGTCGCGTTGAGCGCGACGCGGACGGCTTTGTGTCTCGCATCGTTGACGAGGAGGTCTGATGGCCGCTGGCCTGAACACCGCGGGCAAGAACCTGCTCCTGGACTCCGGCATCACGGGCTTCGCCTACGCGTCGCTGCACTCGGGCGACCCGTCCACGAACGGCGCGAACGAGCTGAGTGGCGGTTCCCCGGCGTACAGCCGGGAGGGCATCACGTGGGGTTCCGCCGCCTCGGGCGTGAAGTCGAACACGAACGCCCAGGTGTTCGACATCCCGGCCGGGTCGACGGTGGCGTATGTCGGCTACTGGTCGGCGTCATCTGGCGGCACGTTCTACGGGTCGCGCGCCGTGACGCAGGAGACGTTCACCGGTCAGGGGACGTACACGATCGCAATCGGCGACATCGACGAGGGCGTCGCGTAGTGGCCATCACGACCGGCGACGGCTACATCGCGGGCGCCAAGCAGATCATCCCGTACGTCAAGACCGCGTCAACGACGACGATCTCCAACACGCGGTTCTCCGTGTTCGACAAGGCGGGCAACCCGGGTGCGGGGACGTTGGCGTTCACGACGTCTCTGGCGGGCGTGGTCCCGACGGATGCGACGGCGGGCTTCCCGAGGATCAACGCGTTCGGCGGGAGCGCCGTCGGCTACCTATCACGCGTCCAGTACGCGTCGTCGGTCGTGCAGCGGCTGGAGCTGTGGGACGTGCTGTGGGGCTACAACGTGCCCACGACGCCCGCGGCTCCGACGACGTACACGATGTCAGGCGCCGCGTCGTTCTTGGGGCGCACACCGGACGGCATCGGCGGCGGCTGCCGGATCTTCCTGTGCATCTCGTCGGCGGTCGCCGCGAACGCGGTGACGATCACTGTCACGTACACGAACAGCGCCGGCACGACGGGGCGCTCGACGGGTGCGTCCCCGGCTCTGACGTCGTTCACCGTGAACCGGTTCATTGAGATGCCGTTGCAGGCCGGTGACTCCGGTGTGCGGGCGATTGAGTCGGTCGTCGTGGGTGGCACCGCTGCGGCGACAGGCGCCGTGAACATCATGGTCATGCGCCCCCTGTGGACGCAGCGTGTCCCGATCGCTAACGGCGGCGACGTCCACGGCATCGACAAGACGGGCATGCCGATCGTGTACGCGGACTCGGCGCTGATGCTGACGTGCATCCCGGACTCGACGTCGTCTGGTGTGCCGGACGTTCTGCTCGAGATCGTCAACGGCTAGCGGGTAGCGGTGGCGACCTCGCCTCCGGGGTTCGGCCCCGTCTTCAATCCGCTGTTCGAGAGGTCGTCAGGGGCGACCGCCGGCACGGGTGACCGTGCCGCGTCCGTCGTCAACTCGTGGCTGTACGTGACGCCACGGGCAGCGACCGGAACCGTCAGCGGAAGCATCACGTCGAGCGGGACCGTCGTGGGTCGCGAGGGCGAGCCTGGCGCGGTCACCGGGTCGATCACATCGTCCGGCACGATCACGGGAACGAAGTACGACCCCGACGCACCCGCCGTAGTTCCGGGCAGCGGTGGGCGGGTCATCCGCTTCGAGCCCGGCACGCCGAAGCGCGCGGAGGATCCTCCCGCCCCGCGCATCATCCGCAAGACCGGCGCGGCGCAGGGCGTGTCGACGTCGTTCGGACTGACGGCGGGAACTCGCATCTCGCATGGCGTCACGTCGGGCACGCACACACTCCAGGCGCGCACCCGCGGCGGGAAGACCGCACCGGGCGCCGCCCACGGCATGACCACCTTCCGCAATGAACAGGTTCGCGGCGACGCCGTATCCATGCACCCCCACGCCGACATCCGCCGGATGCGGGACGACGCCGACCTACTGCTTCTCGTCTGAACAAGGAGGCCCTCGCATGAAGGCTGCTGTCTTCCGAACCTTCGTGTTCGAGCCCGAAGACATCACCATCCGGTCCGACGGGACTGGCCGCACGGTTGAGGCGTATGCGGCGGTGTTCAACCAGCCGACGGAGATCGTCGACTGGGAGGGGCACTACCGGGAGCAGATCGCGCCGGTCGCGTTCAACCAGACCGTCGCGCGCAACGGTGGCCGCTTCCCGGTGCTGTACAACCACGCCCGTACACTCATGGGCACGCCGTCCGACATCGGGTCCGTGCCGATCGGCGTCTCGACCGAGGTCGTCCCAGACGCCCGTGGCCTCCGCACCGTCGCCCGGTACAACGCGAACCCGCTCGCCGACCAGGTCCTTGAGGCCGTCCGCAACGGCGACATCACCGGCATGTCGTGGTCCGGCCGGATCCTCGCGCAGGACGTGAAGACCCCGCGCGGAGGGTTCAAGTCCGCCGCTGACGGGACGCTGACCCTCGTCACTAGGACCGAGGTCGCTCTCAAGGAGTTCGGCCCGACCCCGTTCCCCGCCTACGTGGGCGCCGACATCATCGGCGTCCGATCCGTCGACATCGCCCGCGCCCTGCGCGAGATGGACGACGACGAGCGCGCCGAGATGGTCGCTCTCCTGAACTCGCCCGCTGCCAGCCTCAACGGCTCCGCACGGGACGCCAGCACGACCAGCCCGGTCGTACCTGAATCCGACGATGCCGCCATTGAGCCATCGGGCCGGACCCACGCATACAACCGCCTTCGCCTTCTGGCGAGGCAGTCAGGGGTCCTCAATGGACAAGATTCAGACCCTGCGCGCGGCGTTCGAGACCTTGCAGTCTGAGGTAGCCGAACTCGACGCGCTGGACAACCCGACGGACGAGCAGACCGCTCGATTCGCCGCCGCGATCGACGAGGCAGCCGCCGCGAAGGTCGCATACGAGCAGGCCGTGGAGCGCGCCGAGAAGGTCGACGCGATCCGCTCCGCCGCACTCGCCGAGCCGAAGCTCGTCGAGCGCGGTTCGTTCCAGGCACCGAACGTGTCGATCAAGCGCGACCCGTTCGAGGATCTGGACAGCATCCGGTACGCGCCGCAGGACGACACCATCGCTCGCGCGGTGACCGCGTTCTCCGACACGAAGTACGCCGGCGTTGGCGTGTCCGACTCCGCGCGTGAGCAGGCCGTCCGCATGGTCGAGGAGATCCCCGGCGCGGCGCAGTACGCGCTGATCCACGGGTCCCGCGACTACATGCAGGCGTTCCGCTCCTGGGTCAAGGCCGGCGGCAACCCGGCGTACACCAACGAGGAAGCGCTCGCGGTTCGTCAGGCTGACGTCCTGCGTACCGCCATGTCGCTGTCGGTGGGCAACGGTGGCTACTCGCTGCCGACCCTGCTCGACCCGACGCTCATCCACACGGGCACCGCGACGAAGAACCCTCTCCGTCGCATCTCGCGCGTCGAGACTGGCACACAGAACGTGTGGCACGGCGTCACCGTCTCGAACGCGACCGTCTACTGGAAGGGTGAGGGCTCGGCGTTCACCGAGGGCTCACCGACCACTGGCGGCCCGAGCGTGACCGCTGCAAACCTGACGGCCTACGTCGTCGGCTCCTACGAGATCTTCGAGGACTCGAGCCTGTTCGCTCAGCTCCCCGGAGTCATCGCCGAGAGCTTCGACTACAAGGAGGGGACCGCGTTCATCAGCGGCTCCGGCTCGGATGCGCCGAAGGGCATCGTTACCGCCATCTCCGGCACCGCCGGCTCCACGGTCACGGCGACCACTCGGTCGGCGTTCACCACGGCGTCAGCGGTTGACGTCTTCGCTCTCGTCAACGCGACGACCCCTCGCTACGAGGACTCGTCGACGTGGGTCGCGAATAAGAAGACGTTCAACATCATTCGGCAGATGTCGACCGGCTCGCAGGGTTCGTACTTCTGGACGGACCTGAACGGCAACACCCCGCCCAGCCTGCTCGGTTCGCCGATCGTGTCCTCCTCGGATATGGCGACCACGCAGACCACGGGCTCGATCCACATCGTTCTCGGGGACTTCTCGCAGTTCCTGATCTACGACCGGATCGGCACCCAGGTCGAGGTCGTGCAGAACGTCGTCGACGGGTCGGGTCTGCCTACCGGACAGCGGGCTCTGCTCGCTCATAAGAGGGTCGGGAGCGACGTTACCGACGTTAATGCTTTCCGATTCCTGCTTTTGTAAACATCAGTCCCGATCACCCAAAAGGTGATAAGGTGGGGGCATGGATAACACCGTGCCCCCACCGAGGGTCTGCAAGATCGACGGATGCGAGAAGAAGGTGCTCGCCAAGCAGCTATGCAGCGCGCACTACCAGCAAGCGAATCGACTACCGCGACCACCGAGGAATTGCGCGCGATGCGGCGCGCTACTGCCGGATGACAAGACGCGGCGGAAGTTCTGCAACGACGAGTGCCGACTCCCGAAGAAGCGGCACCGGACCACCGATCGAAACTGCGTCGAACCGGACTGCTTGCAGTATCCGAACGGTGCGCGCGGATACTGCCGCAAGCACTACGCCCTCCACATTGAGGCTGGCGACTTCGGGTGGGTCGCGTGCTCGGTCGACGGCTGCAAGCGGCGCGGCGCGGGTCCGTACGTCCTATGCCAGTCGCACTATCGACAGGCGCAGGATCGTGGTGAGATCACCGGGACTCCCTGTTCCGTGGATGGGTGCGACAAGATCGCGCGCTCTCGAACACTCTGCACTATGCACCTTTACCGCCTTCGCAAGTACGGTGACGCGGGCGAGGCCGAAACGCGCAAGCGCGCAGACGGATTAGGCAGTTACGACGGCAACGGCTACATCTCGCTCCAGATCGACGGCCGCCGTATCCTCCAGCACCGCTACGTGATGGAGCAGCAACTGGGCCGCTTCCTCATGCCGTGGGAGAACGTTCACCACAAGAACGGCATCCGCGACGACAACCGACCCGAGAACCTCGAGCTGTGGGTTGAGGGCCAGGTCGCCGGCCAGCGACTCTCAGACCTCATCGACTTCCTCGTTGACAACTACGCCGACGAGATCCGCGCCCGACTCACCTAACGAGCAACCCGCCGATCCAGCGGGTTAGAGAGCCCCGGTCTTCCTCCTGTGGACCGGGGCTCTCGCATGTCAAGGCACATGCGAATCGGTAGCAGGCGAACTAAACACGGGAGACAACATGGGCCAAGCCCGTCGCGCGCGCGAAGCCGCGCGCCCCGCCAAGGTCATCATCGGCAACGTCCACGCCGGCTCCTACAGCGCCGCGTTCACGTCGTCGCTGGTGCGGCTGCTGATGTATGACGTCGCCACCGCGCGCTCGCTCGCTGGCTTTCTGAACGTGTGGTCGTCGGCGAACATCTCGTCGTCACGCAACAGCGTGGTCGATCAGTTCCTCGCGCATGACTCGCGAGCCGACTGGCTGCTGTTCATCGACTCGGACATGCAGTTCGATCACACGGCGGTCGAGCAGTTGCTCGCGGTTGCTGATCCCGAGTCGGCGCCGATCGTCGGTGGCTTGTGCTTCGGCGCGTCGGACGATCAGTTGTTCCCGACGATCTACCGGCTGACGAAGGACGACGACGGCCGGCTGCGAACGATCCGCGTCGGCCAGTACCCGCACGATCAGCTCGTCCAGTGTGATGCGACGGGCGCGGCGTTCGTCATGGTTCACCGTGGCGTGTTCACCGCGATGCGCGACCGTGCGTTCAACGCGACCTTTCCGTGGTTCCAGGAGACGGAACTGGCCGGCGAGCCGGTGGGCGAGGACATCACGTTCTGCCTGCGAGCCCGGCAGCTCGGCTACCCGATCCACGTCGACACGCGGGTGAAAGTCGGGCACCACAAGTCGACGATCTACACCGAAGCCATGTTCGACGCCCAGCACGCGAACGACGACGCGGGGGAGGCGGTGACCTAATGGCGCTAATTGACCTGACCGAGGCGAAGGCTCACCTGAACATTTCGACGACGGCGAGCGACACGGAACTGCAGACGATGGTCAACCGGGCGTGTGCGCTGGTCCAGGCGCACGCGGATCGGGTGTGGGATGTCGGCTCGGTCACGGAGACGTTCGACGGTGGCACGGACACGTTCCTGCTGTCGAAGTCGCCGATCACCGCGATCACGTCGGTGACGGTGAACGGCACGGCGACGACGAACTACCGGGCGAGCTTGTCGTCGGGGATCGTGTGGACGGGGTTCTGCACGTACCCGGCTCGGCAGTCCGTGGTGATCGTGTACGCGGTCGGTGCCGCGGCCCCGTCGGAGCTGGTCAAGGGCGGGGCGTTGGAGACGCTGCGGCACCTGTGGGCCACGCAGCGCGGCACTGTGGTGCGGCAGCCATTGTCGGGCGACGACTATCCGACAGGCGAGGGGTATTCGCTGCCGCGTCGGGTGATCGAGATGCTGGAGACTGAGCGGGCGATCGGGTGACGGTCGCTGCCGCGTTCGTCCATCCGGGCACGGTGTCTACGGCGTTCGTGTTGTCGCTGCGGGCGACGCCTGGTGTCGATGAGTGGTTGGAGCAGCGCAGCGGCCCGAACGTGGCGCGCGCGCGGAACCTGCTGGTGGAGCGGTTCTTGGCGACGGACCACGAGTGGCTGTGGATGGTCGACACGGACATGTCGTGGTCGCCGGACGCGCTGGCGCAGTTGCTGGCCGACGGCCAGGACGTCGTCGGCGGCCTGTGCTTCGGCATCGGTGAGGGCCGGCCGATCCCGACGATCTTCGACACGATCACGCTAGCCGGCGAGGACGTCATCGTCCGCGTGGAGTCGTACCCGCGGGACCGGTTGGTGTCGTGCGCGGCGACGGGCGCGGCGTTCCTGCTGGTGCATCGGTCGGTGCTGGAGGCGGTCCGTGACCGGCAGTTCTCCGCGGCGTTCCCCTGGTTTCAGGAGACGGAGCGTGACGGCTTCCCGGTCGGTGAGGACGTGACGTTCTGCCTGAGGGCCGGGGAGTGCGGGCACCGGGTGCATGTGGATACGCGGGTGAAGGTCGGGCACACGAAGCCGGTCACCGTGTCTGAGTCCATGTTCGACGCCCAGGAGGTGTGACGTGGCTTCGTCTGTTCCGGCGTTCATTGCGGCGTTCGTGGCCGCGTTGGCCACTCCGATGGCGGCTGCTGGGGCGAAGGCCCATGACGGTCCGCCGTTGACGGATCTGGAACTGGACTACTGCGCGGTCGGGTATTCCGGCGACGGCGGTGTCGCGGTCGACGGGCGACAGGAGGCGGTCACGCTCCGTAATGGCCGCCTGGACGAGTTCACGGTGAACTGCCAGATCTTCGCCGCGAACGGCGACATGGATATTCGGGCGGCGCGGGCTCGCGCGTTCGCGTTGTTCGAGGTTGTCGCGACGGTCCTGTCCGGCGACTGGACGGTCGCCGGCACGGTGACGTTCGCCGAGTTGGACACCTACGCGCTGAGCGTGGATCAGACGACGAACGCCGCGACCGCACAAATCGACTTCGCCGTCGCGGTCCGTATCACGCCGCTGTAGCGGCCCCTTTCCGCACCACCACTCACCCGCACGACACCCCTCTCCCAAGGAGTACCGCTATGCCCACTTCCATCGCTGGCGCCCTGTTCACCGTGAAGGTGTCCGGCACCGCCTACTCCAGCCAGATCATGGACGGTTCGATCGACGGGTCGACGAACGTCGTCACCGAGTTCACTCTCGGCCCGAACCAGATCGACACCGCGACGAGCACGTCGGACACGGTCTCGATCAACGGCCTGTACGACGGGTCGGCCGGGGTCTACGACGCGATGTGGACCGCGTACAAGGCGCGCACGTCGCTGTTCGTTCTGATCACGGATGGCACGGCGAAGCAGTTCGCGGGGAACGTCGTCGTCGAGTCGCTGAGTCTGCCGTTCGGTGCTCAGGACTCGTCGAAGTTCAACTGCTCGCTGCGTGGCCCGCTGACCCGCGGCGCGATCACGACCTGACGCGTCCGGCATGCCGGTTGTCGAAGTCCGCGTCGCAGGGCTGAACTCGATTCTGCGCGACCTGCGAAGACTGCCGAAGGAAGCGCAGAACGAGCTCCGCACAGCGTCGGTGGCAATCGCCGAGCGGCACATGGTTCCGGCGTGGCGTGCGGCAGCCCTCGAGGCTGGCCCGTGGGGGCCGAAGATCGCGGCGTCCGTGCGGGTCAAGCGCGATCGCATCCCGTCTGTAGTGATAGGCGGCAAGCGCGCCGCGTTCTCCGGCGGGGCGTCGGTCAACAACGTGCGGTTCCCCTCACACGCCGGCAGGGTCCGAGAGTCGATTCCGAAGGCGTTCAAGGCGACGAAGTGGATGGCGACCGTTCGCCGTCGGTACATCGGCGCGGCTGTCACCGAATGGGCCAACGCCGTCGAGCGAATCGTCCGCGACTTCAACAACGGACGCTAAGGGGGTTTGTAGATGGCTCCCGGCGGTCGCGACCTGCGTGTCAACCTGATCTCGGACGTCAGCAGGTTCGCCCGTGGCCTGAGGTCGGCGGAGAGCGACACGCAGACGTTCGCCTCCCGCATCACCGGGCTGTTCAAGGGCGTTGCCCTGGGCGCTGCCGGCGTCGCCGCTGCCGTGGGGACAGCGGCTGTGGCCATCGGCGTCGACGCGGTCAAGGCGGCCATCGAGGAGGAGCAGTCCGTCGGGAAGCTGACGACGACGCTGAAGAACCTCGGTCTCGCGCACGAGGACGCCAAGGTCGAGCAGTTCATCGACGACCTCCAGTTCGCGACCGGCGTCGCGGACAACCAACTTCGCCCGGCGTACGACAGGCTCATCCGGTCTACGGGCGACGTGGAGGAGGCGAACCGCGCCCTCGCCGTTGCTCAGGACATCGCGACGGCCAAGGGGCTCGACGTCAAGAGCGTCGCCGACGTCCTCGGCAAGGCGTACGACGGCAACACGATGGCGCTCGGTCGGATGGGCGTCGCGGTCGACCGGACGATCCTCAAGTCCGGCGACATGGGCAAGATCACGCAGGCACTGATCGACAAGTTCGGCGGCCAGGCGAATGCGGCAGCGAACACGCTCGGTGGGGCGATCCAGGGCGTTCAGATCGGCTGGGACGAGCTGGTCGAGTCGTTCGGCCAGGGTCTCGTCGGCAGCACGTCCGAGGACATCGAGAAGCTCAAGGAGATTCAGCAACAGCTCCGCGACATGCAGCCTCAGGCGGAGCGCGCGGGCGAAGCTGTCCGCAACGTTGGCGTCGGCGCGCTGACGACGTGGGACCGCATCTCCGCACTCAACGATGCCCTGAACCGGCAGGACTGGTCGCAGGCGTGGGACTTCCTCACCTCGGGCGACGACGACGCTGAGTGGCAGCGCAAAATCAATGCGTACTACGCAGACCTCGACGCCCTCGATCGGAAGAACCAGGAGACGGCGTCCTCGTCGCAGACCCTCGGGCAGGAGCTTGCCGGTGAGGCAGCGGCCGCCGAGCGTGCCGCGTGGGCGTCCCAGGCCGCCGCTGGCGGCGTCGAGAAGATCGAGACCACCGCACTCCGGGCCAGGACGGCGCTGACCAGGCTTCAAGAAGGCCTGGACGGGATCTTCTCGAACGGTTCGTTCAGCAAGGCGCAGGAGAAGTTCCAGCAGGGCATCGCCTGGTCGCAGTTGCTCGCGGAGGGTCCGGGGAAGTCCGGGTCGAACGGCACCACGACGAAGGACGACTACCTCAACTACGCGAATCAGATCGTGTCGCAGGCGGTGGCGACGGCGAAGACTCTCGGCCCGAAGGCGGCGAACAAGCTGCTGCAGAACGCTCAGGACCGGGTTACGAAACTGCTTGGGCAGGCGGGGTACGACAACGCGCGCGCGCAGGCGGCGGCGCTGATCGGCCCGGTGAACACGAACCCGAATCCGCGGCTCTGGGAGAACATGTACCGGGACCGCCCGACGAGCAACAGGAACGTGGACCCGTCGCGGACGGCGACCCGGCGACGCGATGAGTCGGACCGCGCGAACTCCAGGTCGGCGCAGCGGTCCGCGAAGACCCGGGCGCGGCCATGAGTCTGGCGTTCGACTTCACGGTGACGATCGACGGCGTTGACGTTTCGGAGTTCGTGTTCGCGACGGGCACCATCGACTACGGGCGGCAGGGTCGGGGGACGGCGTTCTCCGCGCCGCGTGCCGTGTTCGAGATGTTCCTCCCGGAGGCGAACCCGAACCCGGCCCCGTCCGCCGCCTACCCGTCGTTGGCGAAGCGACAGTCCGTCGTGATTCACGTGACGTGGGACGGGACGACTCAGTGGCGCCGGTTCACGGGCCGCATCCAAGCCCTCGACTATTCGCGCACGTTCGTGACGGTGACGGCGACGGGGAACACCGTCGATTACGGCAGGTACTTCGCGGGCGCGACGAACTCGTTCGTGGGCCGCTCGGTGGAGTCCGACTCGGATCGGGTCGAGTGGCTTGCCGATGGAGCGCCGCACGCGCTGACGATTGAGGGCGCACCGGGTCGGCGGCTGCGGCAGATCGAACGGAACTCGAACTCGCAGGAGTTGCTCGACGCGCTGGTGCGGATCGCGGCGGACGCGGACGGCCTGCTGCTGGAGGACCGTCTGGGGGTGCCGCGGTATCGCACCCGGAACTTCACGTTCCCGGTCCGGTACACGATCCCGCACGCCGTCGTCGACTCATCGAACTTGGAGTTGTCGACGGATGCCGGGGATGAGATCACGACGGTTCGCGTCTACTACGGGGAGCCGTCGAAGCAGACCGGGCTGCGGACGTTCGTCACGGACGTGAACACGGCGCTGAACGCGGCGATCGGGTACGACGTGCGGGAGGAACTGGACACGGACCTCCGCACGATCGACGGGGCGACGGGGCGCGCGGCACAGTATCTCCTCCAGAACAACGGCGGCTACTACATCCCGGACTTGCCGCTGCTGATGAGCGCGTGCACGGGCAGCGAGGCGGACGACATTCTGGATTTGCAAGAGGGCTGGCCGGTGACGGTGGAGGGCTTGCCGGAGGGCTGGCCGGTGGAGTCGCTGGACTGTGACGTGATCGGGTTCACGGAGATCATGCACCAGACGGACTACCGGATCATCCTGCACTTGGAGCCGTCATACGAGTTGAACGAGGAGGACGACTCGGACCCGATCTACCCGGACGGGTCGCTGACGGGGTATGACTCGACGGGCACGGAGACGATCAGCGGTAAGGAGTACCGCTGGTGCCGCTGGGATGAGTCGGGGTTCGTCACGAACCTCTACACCGAGTCGGCGATGTACGTGGAGCTCGTCGCGATCGCGCGCGGAGGCGACGGCGGCTCGAGCTCGGGGGCGTACGGTCGCGGCGGTGACGCTGGCGATGGTGGGTTCCTCGACGATCACATTGACCTGAACCCGGGGACGTGGCCGGTCGTCGTGGGGGACGACTCGAACGACGGCGACACCGTGTTCTACGGCGCGCGCCTGTATCGCGGGGGGGACGGCGGCTCGGTCGGGAGTCCGGACGGTAAGGACGGTGGCTGCGGTGGTGGGGCGCTCGGTGACCGAGTCGGGGGGGCGCCGGCCGGCGATGCTGGGTCAGGCGTCCTCGGCCAGGGCTATGACGGCATCGGCTACGCGGGCGGCGGTGTCGGCGGCCCCGCGACCCAGCCCTCGCCGGGAGTCAACTCGTTCAGCCCCGGTCCCGACTTCGATGTGGTGATCGGTGGGGAGACGGTGACGTTTGGCCTGGACTGCGGCCATGGCGGCGACGGCGACGAGGCGGGCGGCATCATCAGTCCCGCGGTTCCCGGTTCTGCTGGCCGGCTCTACTTGCGGTACCGGATCGGGTGACGCGCGATGAGTGACGACGCCTGGATCGTTGACAAGATCCGGATCGGTCCGGGGCTGGTGAAGAAGAATGGCGTCCTCGACGTCAACCAGTTCGACCCGCGTTCGACTGATGCGTCGCTGGTGATCCCGGTTGCTCACGGGTACACGCACGCTGAGGGCGCCGATGACCCGATTCCGGGGATGGTGTTCGACGACGACTCTCGGCTGACGGATGCGCGGACTCCGACAGCGCACGCGGCATCGCACGCCGATGGTGGCTCGGACGAGATCACGGTCGCTCAGTCGCAGGTGACGGGGCTGGCGGCTGCACTGGCGGCGATTCTGCCGTCGTATGGCCCGGCCGATGTGGCGAAGTCGCTGACGGTCTTGGCCGATGGGTCGCTGGCTTGGGTCGCGGCAGGCGCGACGGTGCCGCTCACGTACGACTCGATCAAGACCTACGACAGTGCGTTGACCTACGACGAGGAGTTCTACTCGTGAGCACCTACCCCACGTCGCTGGACAACCTCGGCGCTACGAACCCGGCGTCCTCGGACCCGATGAACGACGGCGCCGGTCACGCGGCGCAGCACGCGGAAGCGAACGACGCGATCGACGCGATCCAGGCGACGCTCGGCGTTGACCCGCAGGGCGGATCGGCGGACGTCGCCACCCGTTTGGACGATCTCGCGTTCGCTGACCTGGCAGATGTTGACATGTCGGGGATCTCTGACGGAGACGTGCCGGTGTGGAACGCGGCGGGGTCGAAGTTCGAGCCGGGCGTCGGTGGCGGCGGCGGTGGCGGCGGTGGCGGCCTGGTCCTGATCGACTCGGGGACGTTCAGTGCCGTCTCGTCGTTCTCCCTGCCGGGCGGATCGTTTGACGGTACTTATGACGACTACTTCCTCGATCTCGTGGTGTCGTGCTCGAACGTATCTCCGCAGGTGTGTCGGGTCCGGATGCGGTCCAGCGGCAGCGACGACACGACGAGTAACTACAACTTCCAGCAAAACTACACGACTGGGTCGTCGGCTGGAACGTCCCTGGACAAGGGGGCGTTGCTCAGCATCGCGGGCGGGAAGACGGCGGCAAAGATACAGATCACATCCCCAGCCCTTTCAGAACACACGTTTCTGTACGACAACTATGTCTACTCGTCGGGCGCAGGGGCAATCGAATCTGGGTTCTACGCGACGGTTCATCGCGTCGCTAGCGCGTTCGACTCGCTGACGGTCTTCCCCGACGGCGGCTCTGACACGCTCACTGGCCGCTGGGCGCTCTACGGGTACGCGAAGTAGGAGGCCCGATGTCTGAGTCGATCGAGTATCAGCGCGGAGAGCCGTTCCGCCTGATCCGCGTGTTCCGGGAGTCCAGCGACGGCGCACTCAAGGCTGCGCTGGGGTTCGCGTGATCCTCGCGACCGACATCGACCCGTCACCCATCACGGCTTGGCTGACCCTGGTCCTTGTCGGCTTCGGCATCATCGGCGGCGTCACCGCTGCCATCGCACTGCTGTGGCGGACGGTCGCACTCCCGCAGATTGAGACTCGGGTGACGCTGAAGATCGCCGAGATCGACGAGCGTATCGATGCCGTCGAGCAAGCGAACTCGGCCAGCATCGCCCGCGTCCACGACCGCATCGACAAGGTCCACATCAGGATCGACGGCCTACGCGGACCGGTCGCCTGAACCTCAACTCAAAGTCAAGCAACGCAAACGTTTGAACTTCGCCCCCACGCTCCAACTCCAGCCCTCACGGGAGGTCGAAACATGTTCCGATCCACGAAGTTCCGCAAAGCGATCTACCTCGCGTCGCCGCCGATCACACTCGTCCTCATCGCGTGGGGCGTCGAAGCGCAGAACGCCGCCGCCTACGTCGGTGCGGGTCTCGCTGTCGCCAACATCGTCATGGCGTACCTGAACGTGCCCGGTGACGAGGACGGCGACGGGGTTCCCGACTGATGGCCGTCCCCAACTACGCGCGGACCGTGCTCAACAAGGTCCGCGGCATCGTCGTCGACGTCCACACCGCCCGCGCCCTCAAGTGGGCACAGGCACGCGCCGGGGTCAAGTTCGACTACGCCCAGGGCTCCTACCACCACGGCAGCGTCTCCGGTTCCACGCATGACGGTGCCGGTGCTGTCGACGTCCGTGTCATCGGCTGGGGGCAGAAGACCATCGACAAGGTCGTCAAGGCTCTGCGTGACGCCGGGTTCGCTGCGTGGGCACGTGACCGGCGCGACGGATTCGACCCGCACATCCACGCCATCCTCATCGGGCTCAAAGGCCTGTCCAACGGGGCGCGCTGGCAGACCACCGAGTACGACGGCGGACGGAACGGGCTGAACAACCGGAAGGCCGACCGGGACCCGTACCGGCCCAAGCCGAAGGTCCGGTGGTCCAGCCTGCGAAACCGACCCGTCAGCCGAAACGCATAGCCGCCACTAGCCGAAACGCATACCGGTCCCCCAGCACGGAGGCACGAATGTCGTTGAAGGTTGCACTCGCCGAACAGATCGCCAAGTCAGTGAAGGGGCCACGCTGCACCGTCTGCGGGCTGGTGGAGGGCCGTGATCGGGATCGCGCGGACGGCCGGCCGTACGAAACGGCGACCAGCCGTACACGCGCGCGTCCGCGTCGCGATCAACGACTTCGTGCGTGATCACCGCAGCGGGAGGCTGTAGACCTCTCGACGCTAGCAAACGCCCCCTCTCGGCCAACACGGCTGGGAGGGGGCGTTTCGCGTCTACCGGTCTTGCTTGCCGAGCGCCGAGCGGACGGTGAGTCGAGCGATACCGGTCGCCCGCGCGACCTCGGACTCGCTCATCCCTGCGGCGGCGGCGTACCGGATCGCGGTCCGGGCCGCTGCGGCGGCGAGCCGTTCGGCTTCGCGCGCGTGCCTCCACACTGCGGCGGCGGCGGTGAGGACGTCGCGCGCGGTCCCGTCTGCGTCGACGATCAGGGAGGCGTCGGCGTCGGTGATGACCGCGACGGGCCGCTCGGTCGCGGCCGCCGCGACCTCGGACTCGAGGTCGGCGAATGTCCACACCATCCCGGACGGTGCGATGCCGTGATCGTGGTGGACGGCGCGCACGTCGAGCAGGTCCTCGGCGCCGGGCTCATCGCTGGGGACGGCGACCGCTTCGAGCGGCCAGGCAGGGTCAACAAGCGGGATGCTCCCGCAGGCGGTGCACTTGATCGCAGCCTTCTGGTGGATCGTGGTCATGGTGTTCACCGGTTCTTGAGGATGTCGATGCAGCGGGACGCTGCGGTCTTGGACAGGCCGCGCAGGTTCTGGTTGAGGGTCGCGCCGTCTTTCCATGTGTTGGAGTTGAGGGCGAAGGCGGGGGCGAGCAGGTCGCGGACCGTGGTGTCGTCGAGGTCGCGGGCGAGCGACTCGATGAACCGGCGCTGGGCTTCGGTGCTGGCGTTCTTGGTCATTTCAGGTCCTCTCCTTGTTCCGATGTATACAAGTAAACCACCAATCGGTATACATGTAAACACTGGAAGGGTGCGAACTAGATCACGATTCGGTAACGAAGCCGCTCGGCTACACCTGTGGCTACACCAGCCCCCGAGCGAGCCGACGCGACGGGAGCGGGAACCATTGGGGGACTAGGGGAAACGTCGGTGCGCCGCCAGGGACTCGAACCCCGAGCGGTAGCATCACCGACGGGTCCCCCGACCCGCTAGAGCGCCCCCCGTAGCTTCGGCTGCGGGGGGCGCTTTCGGCGTTGGGGGCTACTGTCACGCACCCTAAAATGCGCGTGAGAGTAAGAGCCACCGTCACCCCCCGCGCCTACCGTGGCGGCGTGCTCAGCGATAGGGACCGGGGGATCAGGCGGGGGGGAAGGCGACGGCCTGCGACGTCCACAACACATGCTTGCGCGACTGCCCGCCGTGCGGTACTTTCCGCGTATGCCGAAAGCACGACAGACCGCGAAGCCGGACCTGCTCCCGACGAAAGACGTTGCGCAGTTGCTCGGCGTTCACGTCTCCACCGTCGCACGCATGGTCGCCGCCAACGAAATCCAGCCCGCCATGAAGATCCCCGGCAAGACCGGCGCCTACCTGTTCGACCGGGCCGACGTTGAGCGCCTTGCCCGGGAGGCGTCGTGACCGATCTCGTGGGCCAGCGGCTCAGCGACGCCGAGGACACGACGAGAGCGGATCGTCTCGCTCATCTCGAAGCGCGCATCGAGCGCGCGATGGCGGCTCCCCGGGGCCGGAGGTCTGGCGTTCGGCGCACTGACCGGCGCGCGCACGCCGTGTATGTCTGCCGTGGCAAGTCCGGTGCGGTCTTGTATGTCGGAATCTCGGTGACGGCCGCGGCGCGACTCGCCGCGCACAGTCAGGGAAGTACTTGGTTCGCCGAGGTCACCCGCATCGACATTGAGCATGTCCCCGACCGGGACAGCGCCCTCAGCCGCGAGTTGGAACTCATCGCGGCACTGCGCCCTCTACATAACCGGGCGGGTGTGGCCTCGTGACCGCCTACCAGGTGATGCCGAGCCTGACGGCCGAGGAGTACGCCAACCTCCGCGACGACATCGCCGCGAACGGCGTGCGGGTCCCGGTCGACGTGGACGAGAACGGCCAGGTGCTCGACGGCCACCACCGTGCGCTGATCGCCGCCGAACTCGGGATCGAGTGCCCGCGTCGCGTGCTCGCCGGTCTGAGCGAGGACGAGAAGGTCGCACACGCCTACGCCGTCAACATCCAGCGGCGCAGCCTGACGCGCGAGCAGAAGCGGGCGCTGGTCGCCGCGAGCCTCAAGCGCGACCCGCACCTGAGCGACCGCGAGCACGCCAAGCGGACCGGCGTCAGCCACCCGACCGTCGCCGACGTCCGCGACGAGTTGGAGCAGTCCGGAGACGTGGAAAGTTCTTCCACGCGGGTTGATGCCATGGGCCGT